TCTTAGATTGTCTAGGTCATGAGTTCCACCAACCTTGCGTGGAATTATGTGGTCGATGTGCATCTCACCTTGATCAGTGCCACAGATCTGACACACTCTGCCATCACGAGAGAACACACGCTCTCGCTGTGTCCGGTATCGTCTGCTGTTTAACTTATCTAATGCCATGAGTGTTTCTTCCAATGATCTAGAGCTGCACAGAAGTCTGGCTCATCATACTCTGTTTCACCATAGCGATTTATGACATAGCGTCTAGCCCAATCGTACTGTTCTTCAGGAGTAGCTGTTGCTAACCATTTTGATCTACCTTGAAGGAATCCATGATGGCTACCATTCTTAGCCTTGAAGTTCCAGTTGCTCTCTTTAGTAGCAAGAATATCTAAACACTCATAAGTTTTAACTGTTAAATGGCTTTGAATATATTCTTTAATTGTTAAAGGTTTAATCTCTTTTACTTCGACTGCTTCAGCAGTCTCAGTTGAACCCCATTCATTTATGAATAGAACTCCCCCGAAAGCTAACATCGCGGTCGCGAGCAACCGCGCACACGCGCTCGCTAGCGATTTATAGCGTAGCATCGTTGTCAAATCCATTGCAACTCCTTTGCATAAGTGCAGGTCAGAGGCTCTTAATCCTGCATACAATCATGACGTTCATTCAAATCAAACGCACAGAAGTAGCAACCCATTGGCTCTTGACAATAAGCACAGCTGTATTCGAACTGCACTTCTTGGCAACACATCATCAAAGTGCTGCGATTGTTTGATCGATAATGAATAGACATTAATCCTCATCTCTGATGGTTGCGACGATCCGTTGAACCAAAGTGCCCTCGGCAATGTTGTCGCATTCTTTGCAAACATGTAGCGGCATAAACTTAAACTCGATCTCTTTAGCAATTAGTTCTCTTAAATCCTGAAGGATCGTTCTCATTTCTGGATTGCTCATTTCTTGTCCTTTCCCCAGCCAGTACCTTTGAAGATCGCTGGCGTTGCGGTGAATACCCGAATCATGGGAGTTGAACAGTGCAGCACCGGGTTAGCAGCCGCGCTCATTGAGTGTTCTAACTCTTGTGTTTGTCCACAAACTATGCATTCATAATCATAACGAGGCATTGTGATCCTTACATTTAGTGCAGTATTTGTAATCTGCAATTAACCAAGTGCCACAGCCTTCACATCGGCTTGGCTCTTGGAACCATTCTGCATAATCGACTTTATTGAGTAGCTGAACCAGATCTGAGAATCGAAGCATTGCGCCGTATTCGGCCGCATCTTCGCCCTGCCCGTTAAATCTCATCACGACGATCGACAGCTTCCCATCTGCTCTCTTTCGTGTCTGATCCAGCCACTCCTTCGGTTGGAAGGCAGATCTTGCTTTCACTTCGATGTCGAACGGAACACCTGTGACATCACTGCCTTGCCTACCTGCCCCAGCACTGTCTGCATAAGGGAACCACTTTTTGAGGTACTCAGCGACGCACTTCTGAGTGCGGTAACCCCTATGTTTACGATGCTGGGAAGCCATTAGTTACAACCAGATCGCTGGGCATTGTTCTGCCCGATTCTTAGCCGAACAGGTATAGCCTTCATAAGGCTTGCCTGTCTTAGATGATGTGCCAGTCTTATGAATCATCGATCCATGCTGGCACTTTGGTGCTTGCGGTAATTCTTTTGCATTAAGTTCATCAGCTAGTAAGTTCATCGCTGAGTTCAATGTTGGCGCACCCTCGACTTGTACGACTTCTTGGACATCTTTCGGGTTTTCTATTGTCCAGGCATCTGCTACTGGTTCTGGGAACTTTTCTTTGAGGATTGGTTTTTCAGGTTGCGCGCTTCCGCTTCGTCCTGCCACTGATACTTTGACCATTTCCTCTCGGGAAGGCCGTCTGCCTTTAGTAGCAAAACCTGCATTCGCAAGTGCTCTGCCGATCGCACTAGTCTCGCAGTTTTCAAGTGCACTAGTGGCATTAACGCCGCGATCAGAATCCTTCTCTTCAGCAAACCCAGTCGAGTAAGCGACTTGGTCGAGATAAGTGCGGTAGAGATAGGCTTTAACAACATATCGATGAGCTTCACAAACTTCCAATTCAGTTGATACCCGTCCATCGGGAAACTCCTTCCAGAACTTTTCCAGTCGGCTCTCGACTGTTTCATAATCAGCTAGGTTAAACGCCATGATTGATCTCCTCTTGCTTTACTAGAAACTCGGCTTGCTCGGTTAAAGGCCAGTGAGATCCATCTGGCCAGATTGACACCCAAACAGCGCAAGGCTGGCAATAATGTCGGTTGATTCCTTTAGACTTTGCATGCTGACTTACCACAGTCCAGAGAGCTAGTGTTTTACCTTTGCCATTAGGGTGATCTTGACCCCAACGCATCTTGCAGTAATCACACCATTGACCGGGCTTGGCCTTAGTAACTGTCAAGGTCTGTCCAATCAGTTGATGTAATAGAGCCAGCGATTGCAGAGTACGAACAGATGTCTTTGTAACTGTCTGGGTGGTTTGCCGTTGTTTTAATTCGCGAGATTTTGGTGAGGATAAGACAGATTGCGACTTCGTGTGGCTCGATGTTTTTGTCAAGATACACACTCCAGAGTCTTGCGATTTGAATGTGATTGAGAGTTGAATCGCCGTACTCACTACCTCGCTCGACGAGGAGTTGCTTGGCTTCATCGAGGATTTCACTGGCCTTCACTCTGACCAGAATGTGTGTCGAGCGACCGAACGGCCGAGTGCGTAGCCTTCTTCTTTACCTTCTTTGAATCCCATGCCATATCCAGCAGCTATGCCAACAACTAAAAACGCTAACATAACTAGATAAAAATAAAGATCTGTGTTCATTTTAGCCCTTTCCATCGAGTCAACGGTTGACTGATAAGGCTTAAGGTACAGGTTACCTAGGACTTAGCAATCACCTTTTGATAACGAAACGGTAACAATTCTGCGTCGTCCATGTGGTCATCGATGTCGCGCTTAAGCGGATTATCGAGATCGTCCATACCTTCGACCGTTAACGGCAAATGTCCCGTCCTTTTCTATGTGAATGATTGATACCTGGACACCTTTAGCATCTTCTTCAAGAATCAAAAATGCCTGTTGCCAGTTCATTGTGCCTTTAGTGTAAGCAGCCTTGCGAATGTCCATGAGATGTCCACCCTCGAAGCCACGCAGAATGCGCCCTAATTTGCCCCCAGAAGCCTCTGTAAAGGCCGATTGGCCAGCGCGGTGAGTGTGACCACAGATCACGCTTAGCCCATGCCTACGGGCTGCTTCTAGGGCTGTAAGGCCAGGGGTGGGTTTAATGGCTTGTTCATCACCATGCACTGCAACATAACCTTTAGCAATAGCAAACGGCTTCTTATGATATGAGATACCAAGTTCATCAAGCTTCATAAACTTTTCAAAGCGCAGTTCTGGCAATGACAGGAATGCTGGGATCTTATTCATGATCACGTTGTAAAGTCGATCAGTGTGATTAGACCTGATCATGTGTGCTTCTTTGGCATGCTGGGTCAATTCCCAAAGGACATCGACAGTCATGTCGCGATCACTAGCTAAGGTTTGCTCGTACCAGCCTGGCTTGTTTTCTGTCCATCGGCTGATTTGTGGGAGATCGATTTCATCTCCGAGAGTAACCACAGCATCGGGCCGAATCGCCTTAATAAAACTCGAAACATTTTTAACTGCTACTTCATCGTGATATGGGACTTGTAAGTCTGGAACTACGATGGTTCTTTTCATTAATCCTCGTCATCGTCGGGATAAAAGTCCGGCATTCGGCTTGGATTATCGTTGATGCGCTTAGGCAGGATCCAGTCAGGATAAGAGTATGGATCCATAAGCAATGACATGCAGATGTCTGTGGCAAAGCCAGCCTTACGCAGAGCCTTGTAATACTCATTAAGACCAATGCAATACGCTTCTAAGGGCGTATAGCCTTGATCCTCTAATGCCTTTGCTTTGCGCGGAGCCATGGTTTATTTTAGCGTTCTAAAAGTATGTTGTAAATCTCATCAACTCGCGTGTTGAGTCGCTTGATCTCGCTGAGCAAGTGTGTGATCACATAACCAGCCAATCCACCCAGAGTCACAAGCGTGGCAATATAGAGCTGAAAGAACTCGCCCTGTGTCATTTTCTTCCGAGTTCATCTTTAGGATCCAAGTATCGCAATACTGGTGGGATAATCGATGCAACACCAGCGGCGATCAAAGCCTTAGGCTCAGTGACACCAGCTGCATACATTGAGATAACTGCAACTAAGAATGCTCTGCCCCATGAGCCTAATGCGTTTTGTAGATCTTTCATTGTGTTCCACCAATCATAGGTATTTGAAGAAACTCACCATTAAGGTCAGCCGCTTGCGTAAACGAGATGTGACAGTGTTGCGTATGTTTGTTAATCCCTGTGTATTTGCGCCATTTCCATTTAAGGATTGGGCTTGCGATCTTTCCATCAAAGATGATGTAGCTGATGCGCTTTGACTTATCAGACTTTGCAAAGACACGAATTTGATCCGCAAGATCTGGCATGAGGTCTGGTTTAGCCTTGCCTGAAAGATCTCGATCGACATCGATGGCACGAACCCAGCCGTTAGCATCAGGATTGTGATCTGAAGGGCGCGCGCTGTGTCGAGTATCGCCGATCCAACCATCAGAAGTTCGAT